TCTAGCTTGTTTAGAAAAATCTTTTTCACCCGGACAGTACTTTCTTAAATACATAAATAAACTAACTATCATAATTAAATAAAAATATAGAATGGATACATCAAACCCTGTAATAACTGGAGAGAGGGTCACCTTAGGTGACTTCCAAAATGATAATATTTTATTAAAAAGACAAAATTATGATTATATTAAGAAGTTGGTGGTTGATGGTAAGAGGGTGCAGCCAAATAGAGGACGAGTGGAGCAGTATGCTGTAGATGATGCTGTAATTAAGAAGATGGTGACTAGTGGACATGTTAGTTCACAGGAGAAGCTGACAAATGCGATATTGGACACATTCTTGACATTGAAAGAGAAAGGGGTTTTAGTTGATTCGTACCACCCTACGGGAGTAAACCAGAAAGGTGCATATGCACATGTTCAACGTTTGTTCCCGCAGCGGAATAGAGTTAAGGCAATACTTGAGGTGATCCTCAAGTATAACCCCCTCTTCAGAGAGGAAATCGAGAAAGTGACCTATACCTCAGGGACACCGGAGGGGTTTGTCAACAGGTTGAAGATGTGGGCTGTGAGGAAACCAAAGCCTATGAACAAGTTTCTCGGAGATAATGCCTTGAGTGCCCAAAAGGTGCTTAAGGAGTGTCTCCCTGTAAACTTGAGTAAGTTGGTCGACTGGACAGATGATGTGGGTGTATTGTTGAAAGACATAACAGTCACAAAGTCTAGCAGTGCAGGACCTCCTTTTTATAAGCCAAAGTACCAGGTCATGGATGAAATCCAGCAGGCACTATCTGAAATCGTACAGGCAATAAGTGATGGAACCATAGAAAGCTATTTCAAGGAGCATGAGGAAATGTTGATTGGAGAATGCAAAAACAAGATGGATCGATATGATATGAACAAAGTGCATGTGAAAACCAGACCTTACTTTTCCTTTTCTTCTCCCGTGTGTTTTCTGATATCAGTTATAGCGCAAAACTTCTGTGGCGCGTTAAAGCTGTTTTCAGAAGAAGGATCCAATGCGTATGGATTTTCCTGGGCGCATGGAGGAGGAGAGAGAATAAGAAAGTGGATGGTCTCATGCAAGAAGGGGGAAATGAAGTTCATTGCATATGGAGATGATATTAAGTTGGTGTATAGAGACTCGGACGGGGTCTTATGGGAGGTCAACCCTGATTTTGTGCAGATGGATGGGAGTATTGACAAAGACACAGTTACAGAGACTTTGAGATATATTGATAATACTTACACTTCAATTTTTGGGGAGAGTAAGTTTTTTAAGTATATCTTGAATCTGTGGAGGTATTTGGCAATTGACTCCTCTTTCCTTGTGCATGGGTCTGGGATTTGGACAAATGGAGGGGGCGGTCTTAGGACCGGTGTCGTTGGAACGACCCTATTTGACACTGCGAAGAGTGTGATGGCCTACTCCATATTGAAACAGAGAAGAATGAACCCTATTAGAGACGCCAGTCAGTGTATCCAAGCCTTGAAAGAAATGGGGCTGGAGGTGAAGGAAGGAACGTGGGATCCGCAGAAGGTGGAAGAACAGGCTGAGGCAGGAGACTTCCTTAGCGAGCAAAAGTTCCTTGGAGCGCAGTTGTTTATGGTGGAGGGAAAAGAGGGAGTGGTAGAGCCAGTTCCTAGAATACCACCGGAAGACCTCGCCAAGCTTATGGGAAATGTTAGGCAGCAAACCAGGATAGGAGATTCACACACAGAAGTGAGGAGAAGGTTGTTTGATACAGCTCGTGGTTATATGATAACTGGAGCCTATTTGCATCCTGATCTTTGGGCGGCGTGTTGTGATCTTATAGACTCCACTCCAGGGGAGATAGTGGTTCAGAGAGTGCAATCAGGAGGAGGGACAGGAGAAAAACCTGAGCATGAAAAGTTCGTGGGAGAGGACTTTGAGTGGCCCAGTAGTGATGGGTTTCCTTCTCAGAGATTCTGTTTGAATGTTTACCTTAGTGAAAATGCAAAGGTTGATGGTGCTCACTGGATAACAATCTTTCCTGATCTACAACAGCAAGTGGAACAGTATAGAAAGGAGATTAAGTTCGTGAAACCCGTAAAATTTTTAGAAACAAAATCGTGGGCAATAGAAACAGAGATGGATAGAGTTCAGGATATAGTAGATGAGAAGGTTCAGCCTGAAATTAGAGCTGAAGGAAAAGTGTTGACAAATGCAGTATTTAAGCCCCCAAGGGGTTTGGTTAAATTCAAGGAGATACCAAAGACGCGAGAGACAAAGCTAGACACTATAAAGAATTTAACGGAAAATGCCGAGGAGTTCCACGGAAGAACGTTAGAGGTAGTGCTTCCTTATGGTGCAGAGTTTATAGCCGAAAGCATGGTGAAGCTTGGTTTTTATAATGACGCTAGGGGCTTTTGGACAAGGGACGCAACTAAGAAGGCAAAGTTTGTAACTAATCAGTGGAGTTATGGAGCCAGGAACTATTTAACAGGTATTGTGGGTAGTGATGTCTCCTCAACTGTGCCGTCCATTCCTGTCCAGCAAGACGTGGAAGGGATCAGTGCAGATGCGGCAGACAATCTGTTTGAGATGTTTGAAGATAGGATCAAGGAGCCACCACCAGAAATGAATGATGTCAGCTGGGTTAGTGCGTTGTTTGGATCACATGGATATGTGTTGGAGACGGCAAACCATGTAATATCCCAAAGCCCTGCGCGTGTTAGGACCACGGTGAAGATTAAGGGAGATGGGAGAGTGATTGGGTTCGCTGTGGATGTAAATGCTAAGACCGCAAAGGCCAGGTTGATGAGTAGGGTACGGAGAGTGATAGAAAGTTTTATACATGAACCAGTTGATGAAAAGAATATTGTAGTCAATGAGGCTGTAGTTGAGGGGGTAGTGGTAGTAGATGCTGAACCCCAGGATGAGGAAAGAGTCATTGGTGAAGACGTCATTGATAGGAGGGTTGAAGATGTATAATTTGTTGTGGATGTAGGGTGTTGGAGAGTGTTCTTAATTTTAGTTTTTGGTGCGTGAGTGGAGCGGCAGTGGTCGTAAAATTCATGGATCTACGTTTAAATCGTAC